AGATGTTGCTGTAGTAAGACAGTTTACGCTTCTGCTTACGAGCAATCTCTTTGTCAGAGTCACGACCACTGTTCCAGAGTTCACGGTTCAGTTCACCGACAGGATCTTTCTGGTTCAGAGTGGTCAAAGAATTTTCAATGTACCAACCTCCCTTATCTTGGAAGGCGTGGGACCAGATCTTGGCCCAGGGAATCTCTTCACCCTCGGGTGCAGGAAGGAATCGGATCACTGCATAACCGTTACCAGACTTGTCCATCTCAGGTTTCCAAAGACGTTCGTCGGGACCTCCACCCTGCTTTTCTGCAGAGTTCATCTTCTCTACTGCCTGATTCAGTTTGGCAAAGGAAGACCCAGAGGATTTTTTGAGGGATGCAAAAGACATGTTCGTATTCTCCGTATTAGTTGGATTTGGCTTAGATGTTGGGTCTTACAGTGCGAACCAGTCTCCCAGTCCCGTCCGGCCCAACCAAGGTAATATAACCTAGTTAGTCGTCTGTGTCAAGTAGTTGGCGGCGGAATCCCAGCATCTTTTCCTCCATGGAATCGAGCACTGGTCTCAGACCCAACTCAGAACCAAAGATCTTTGCCAGATTATCCATCTGGTGTTTCGTTTCTCTGGCATCATCTTCTTCAGACAATGATAGGCGTGTGTAAATAATTTTCTGTTTTTCAATGAGTCCTAGACATTCTTCTAGGAACTCTAGTTTTTCATCGTGATCCATCTCTGGAAACGATGTAGAGATTGATTGCAATTTACCAAAAGATTCTTGCAGGAATATTACTTCATCTCTAATTCTTGGGTTTTCAAAAAAAGACATTTGTTAGATCGGCAGTACGCCTCTTGAGGTTTTCTTAATGTAATTAAGTTTCTGTGCCTCATACTTGATCTTCTCTTTGAGAGGTTTTGAAATCAGATTCTTTACTGTTTCAATCTCAATAGAGTTCATATCACAGAACTCCACGATTGCCTCAATATAATTTACATCATGATACTTGACGAGGGTTTCAATCTCGTCGGCAAACTTTGTTGGAGTCATAAAATTTTCTTCAAGAAATTCTTCTAGGGTTTTGATGTCATCCATTGATTCCGTGGTATGTTTTGATGTACTCTTCAAGCAAGGTAAAATAATATTGGATGTTTTCTTTTACAAAAACTTGAGGTTCACCATCTTGTACGGCAATAATGGTGACGATTTGTTCTACTTTCTTCTTGTATCTTTCATAATACATTCCTGCATATGCAGTTTCCTGAACAAAATAGTCTTCAATCCACGACTCTTCTTTCTTTTTGCTGGATGTCTTAAAGTCGATCACACTAAGAACACCATCAAACTCAGCAATGCAATCAACACGACCAGCCAACCTGAGAAAATCAGAGTAAAGAGGGGCTTCCAGAAGATGAATATTATCAATCCGATCGAGATCCATTTCCACGGATTTGAACAGTTCATAAGTCAGAGGGTCAAACTTTTTGATTGATTGGTTACGAAGGTACTTTTCAGCACAGTCGTGGAAAAGGTTGCCTCTGTTAGAGGCACGGGTAGAGATGCGATTTGCAGTCTCCTCTCCAACCTTATTGCGCCATTCTAGTATCTTTTTCTTTTTTTTGCAACCACTAACAGTGGTCACAGAAGGATACCTTTTACCCTCTGGCGTGACGTAGAATCTCTTTCCATCTACTTGTTCAACCTGAAGTTCCTTAGGATCAGAAACTTCTACATGACGAAACTCTTTCATTACATTCCTAAATTGTATTTACTCATGAGATAACTTCTGACAAGGCCTGATCTCACGATATCTTCTACACCAAACTCAAAGGAAGAGAACTCTTCCATGGTTTGAATGATCTTCATGAAGTCATGGACACCAGTACGTTCATTCATCTTCACTAGGTCAGACTGTGCTGCGTCACCAGAGAAGATGATCTTAGCATCCTGACCCACACGGGTAATGATTGAATCAAGCTCGTGGAAGTTTAGGTTAGCAAACTCATCGACAATAATAATACAATTATCAAGAGTAACTCCACGGATAAAAGAAGTAGACCAAAACGAAATAGTTTCTTGGGACCTAAGATTATCATAGAGCATTTCAAATGCGTTATCGTCAGGCATTTCAAACATATATTTTACCATATGTTTGTATGGAATCTGATAAAGATTTGATTTATCTTCATGATCACCAGGAAGAAAACCGATCTCTCTAGTGGGAACCAGAGAACGAACGATGTAAATCTTATCGTATGGTGTGTTTGGATTCAGTACCTCTCGCATAGCGAGATAGAGAGAGATAAATGTCTTACCTGTGCCTGCGGCACCATGAAGTAGGAGATGTTGACCTGCCTCATATGCTTCCCACACTTTCGTTTGAGTGTCCGTGATGGGAGAAATATTTGTTAGGTGTTCTGAGTTGATCGGTTTCTTTCTTCTCATTTGCCTCACGCTCATCGGAGCTCCACTGTTGGTCTGGGTAGGACTAGTCTTTCTCTTTTTAACTGGCATAGAATCAAGTATATTGGGACAGATTGGCAGAAGGATGATCGGCCTGAACCTTTGACATCACTTCCTTAAAGCCATCTGATTGTTTTGGCTTACCGTAGGTTACACCACCTACTCCTGCCATCCAGTCTTTGTCCCAGTCAGGATTTGCTTCCTTCCAGTCGCAATATTCTTGCATGGTCATGGAGAGAGTCTTAGTCTCTCCTGTTTTAAGATTTTTTACAGGGTATGTAGGCATAACAATAACGGCGGTGGACTATTTATACTACCTTAACCATAATGGTTTAGCATCTGGATCCTTTAGGTAGTTATCTTGGACCCATTCCTTACTCGCAATGTACATTTTGTATGCGGTGAAGGTGTCGATTGATTCGTCTAGTTTATATTCATTTGGCATGGCACGGGTGAAGTCAGTTGCCATGGACCAACATGTGACTGCTTTCTCACTCTTCTGGTGAAAGAGTTTCTTGGCATAGAACAATGTCTTTTGACATGAATGTTCTTTACCATACCGTCTCTTGTATTCTATACAAAGAGCGATACCATGAGCGATAAGCCATGCGGTGTTGTAGTGATTCTTTGCGGCCCATACAGTGCATGGATGGTTACGAAATGCACCCTTCTTAGTTGCATAGTAGCCGCCATCTTTCTTAGGTAACGGACCCCAATCGTAGTACCAGTCACTGTAGATGATAGATAACATCTGACAACATTCTAAAGGCATCTTGACAATGTGTTTGTCTGGTAGGACACATGCAGATGCACGGGGATTGGGATCAGTTACAAAGATGTTCATTATTCAATGAGGATAGCAGGTTGATAGTTGGATTTATCACAACCACAGTCGTCGTTTAGACACTCCCATTCTAACGCCTCTGCGATCACTGGGAACTTACAGATGAATAATTGTTTAATTTCGTTAGCAATGTCCATGTGTTCTTTCTGTGTACCATTAGAAGAACGCAGTTCTATGTAATGGATCCAGTTTCTAAGATTGCCCGTCATGTACATGCGAGTAGGCGTGCAGAGGGGCAGCACATTTCTAGCACATTCCTTTGCAATGCCTTCTTCAAGCATCCTCTGATACAGTTCCATACCTTGTGCAAAATGATGTTGCATCAAGATCTCAAACTTCTGACGGGTGAAAGGATTAATATCATCGATAGAGTTCTGACGATTCTTTGTATCCTGACGACGGAGATCAGGCAGAGGAATAGTATCACCCAACATCGAAGAGTCTGCATACCGTTGCGAAAACTCTTGGAAGGTGAACGAACGGTGCCTCAGAATTTGAGCCGCGATAGCACGGGTAGTGTTGATCTCTACTGTCATGTGTGCCTGTTCAAAGACAGACCAGTGACCATGTTTGATGCAATATTTGAGAAGTCCAGAGACCTTTGGATTCGTCTGATTGTTTGGGTTACTTACGCGAGCAATGTAACCGATTGTTTTTTCTGCATCAGGAGTAACAGAAATAAGTTTGATCATAATTTAACTATCTTGATAATCAGGTAGATTGCGATCGACTTGAAGAATCCAATGGTGGGTAGACCAAAGAGTGGAACCAGTGCAAGGTTCCAACAGGGCCAGATAAGTAGAGGAACCCAACAGAATTTGAGAGCCTCGTTTATGATTTGCATACCGAGTTCTTTGTTCTCTTCTGCCTCCGCTTCCTCTTTGAGTTCCTCGATCTTTTGATCGACTGCACTACCAAAGTATTCTTGTGGGTCGAAGTTTAAGAAACTACTTTCGTTTTTTCTTGTCTTCTTTTTGTCTTGATCCATAAAGTTTAGGGTTAACTCGTCCGTCTGCCCACTTCCAACCAACAAAGTCTTCTCGATAGTTGTCCCAGTAGTAGTCAAACATGTCTACTTGTTTGCCTCTGGTGATATCGAATCGAATACTACCGTCAAGTTTGTATGTGACTAGGTAAGCATCCGATGGAAGTTCTGGGTTCTTTGCATCGTCAGGACTACAGTCCTGCATTAGTATAGTAATATTATAACTGGATGGTGTCAAGAGCGACCTCCCCACTTGACATCGGGGAAGGCCTCTTGGATAACTTTGAACGTGATTCTCTTATACTTGTCGGTCAGTTTCTTATCCTTCGCAAGGACTACAACCTCTGCTTCATCTGCATGAAGACCTTCAAGCATCTGAATAAAGATCATCTCTCTACGGGTCTGTGAGAGGGATGGATTACCACCCTTGAAGAAGTTAAACAGAAGACGTGCCTCTTTCTCTAGAACCGTGTGTTCTGTACCCTTAGGTGCATCGTTCTCCTTGTATGGTGGGCGTCCTTCAGGCAGCAAGGAGACCACACTGTTGTCGTAATTAATAATGATTACTGACAGAAGTGCATCCGTTGTATGTTCTTGAAGGAGTGCAATCTTTTCTGCCTTGGTCTTTGCATTAGATACTTTCTGTAGTACCTCACTAATCATCAGTCTCATTTCAGAATTCCTCAATAGTTTCTAAGTGTTTGGTCAAACCATTCTGTACCAAATAGTTATACAGTTTACTCTTTGGTGCTGGTGAAACTGAGTAATACTCATTCAGAATGTCGTCTGCAACATTAGCTGGAATCTTTTCCAGATCGATGAGTGTACTGTTTCTTTCCCAGTTCTTCATCTGTTGTTCGTTCAGATGATCGGAAAGGTTTGAGTTCACAAGAATATTTAACAACTTTCTTGGAACTGGTTTTTGTCTCATACCAATAGCGAACGTGTCATCTTGAGAAAAGATGTTAGGAATGCCATCACTCCTATCACCCTTGACCACATGTTCCATCACATATACTTTCGGGTCAACCCCATCTACATATTTCTTTTGAACAGGATTGTACTGTTTAACAAAAGAATACTTTTGGAGTTGGATAAAGTCCTTGTCGCCAGACAGAATGAGGACTTTACTAGGCGGTTGCATGTTGTTCTGAAGTCGGGTGTTAATAATCCCCTGTTCCTTACAGAGCACAGCGATCACATCGTCTGCCTCTGTACCTTCTACAACTACAACACGGTAAGGAAGGTTCTCTTTGATCTCTTGTCGAACTTGATTGAGAACATCAAAGATACTGTTCCAAT